AAAGAGGTGTTAATTACTGATAGAGCAGCTAATGGCTCTGTGACTATAGAAGCACCAACTATTGCACAAAAAGACTATTTTACTGCTGCATTAACAGATACATCGCTAGGTAACTTAGCTTTTTTACATGGAACTACAGCAGGCAATAAAGTCCAGCTTACAAGTAGCAAAGTTGATATTGGCGATGTAGCTTACGGAGAAGCTGATGGAGTAGCAATGCTTGAAATACCATACACACTTGTTCCAAGCGCAGCAAATAATGAAGTCAGCTTAATTTTTACTTAGTAAGTATTGACTACTGAGGTAGAGTAAAGAAGTATATATCTTAATTTATGGCATTTGTTAGAAAAAAGACCAAGGTTTATCCTTGGCCTGTTGAGGTCAAAACTCCTAGTGAAACTGAAATAGGTGATTTTGAAACAACAACTTTTACTGGTAAATTCATACGACTATCAAGACCAGAACTTGATAGCTTTGAGTCAGCTACAGAGTTTGATGCACTTAAAAAAGTTTTAGTTGGTTGGGAAGATGTGAATGAGGAGGATGGTACACCTATAGAGTTTTCAGATAAGGTGTTAAAAGAATTTTCAGAAGATATAGATTTTGTGGCTGGTGTATTAGAAGCTTTTAAAAAATTCTATGCAAATGCACAAGTGGGAAACTAATTGATGCTGCTAAATACTGGGCTTCGAGTGGCAAACAAGTTATAGATGAAACACAAAAAGACGCTGCTGCGTTTGGTGTAAAAATCGAGAAGCAACCAGAAGAGAAAACAGATTTTGAGGTTTTTGAGGAAAATTGGGATATTGTAAATATGTTTCTACGTTGTCAGACACAATGGAACACAACCTTTGGAGGTGTAGTAGGATTAAAGTACGAGGTATTATTACTTGATGGAGGACTGTTTGACCTTTATCATGTGAATAACCGCAAAGAAATGCTAGAAGGTTTACAACTTATGGAAACAGTTGTTTTGAAAGAAATGAATAAGGAGAAGAAGTAGTGGCTCAAGTACATCCAGTTACCTTAAAATTACAAACGCAAGGTTTTGCTGGAATAAAAAATATTGGTCAAGACTTTAAAAAATTTACTTCAACAGTAGCAGCCTCAAAACCAAAACTTGATAGGTTTATAAAAGGAATAACAACAGTACATGGAAATACAAAATTAAGTAAAGTTGCATTTGAGGGGCAAATAGCTGCTTTAACAAAACTAAGAGATAATGTTGGTATTGGCACTGTTGCTTATCAAAGACTTGGAGTTGAACTAGATAAAGTACGAGCAAAGATGAACGCTGCTACGGCAGCAGCCGTACCTCAAGGAGGAATGTTTGCGAGACTTAATGCAAGATTTCAAAAGCTTGGTGTTGGAACAAGAGGCGCACTTGGAGCATTAGCTGGAACTGCAACAGCAGGGCTTGGGTCTACAGGTCAGCTTGCTTTTGCTGGCGGTGCAGTTGGTGGGCCGGCTGGTGCGTTAGTTGGTGCTGGTATTGGTGCTACAGTTGATACTTTGAAAGGTGCTAGTGCTGCTGCGACATATGCAGCAGAAATACAAAGATTAGAAATTGCACTTAAAGGTGTAACAAAAACTGAAGGTGATTTTGCTAAAGCACAGGGTATTATTGCTGCTACATCAAAGAGATTAAATGTACCTATTCGTGATGCAACAAAGCAATTTACTCAATTATCTGCTTCTGTTATTGGTGCTGGTGGTACTTTAGATGATGCAAAATTAGTTTTTAATGGTGTTACTGAGGCAATAAAAGCAACTGGTGGTGGCGCAGAAGACGTACAATCTGCGATTCGAGCTATGTCGCAAATTTTTGGTAAAGGTAAGGTGTCAGCTGAAGAATTACAAGGCCAGCTTGGAGAGAGATTGGCAGGAGCCGTAGTTAAATTTGCAGAGGCAAGTGGAAGGACTCTACAAGACTTACAGAAGGATTTGAGAGATGGAACTGTTGGTTTGACTGATGTTATGAAATTTGTAACTAAATTAAGTAAAGATCATAAGACGGCTGCTGAAGCTATGGCAGCTTCTAGTGTTGAAGCTGGATTAAGGATGCAAGTTGCTATGCAAGAACTTCAAAGAGAGTTAGGAGAATTGCTTATTCCTATTGGTGCGTTCTTCCAAAATGTAGTTACTATGGCTACCAACGCAACAATAGCAGTTTTAAAATTTCTTAAATCTTTTGCAGATGAGGATGCTGGCAAATCGCCTTTAGAAAAAATGGAAGCAGATTTAGAAAGAATGAAGAAAAAATTAGAAACTGGAACAAAAACAGTTGGTAATACTTTAGGGATGAGTATTCTTGGAGGTAATATTCCTGTAGGTCTTTCTCCTGAGGAAAAGGCTCAATTAGAAAAAGATATTGCAGATTTAGAAGAAAAAATTGCAAAATTTAGTAAAAAAACAAAAAGTGCTTTTGGTAATGTAGGGAAAGACGCTGCTTTACCTTTAAAACAGTTTGCTAAAAGCGCATTTGATATTACAAAGCAAACAGAACAAGCATTTGTAAATGCGTTTAAAGGAATGGAAGATGCTTTAGTTAAGTTTGTAACTACAGGTAAATTGAATTTCAGAGATTTAGCAAATTCTATCATTGCTGATTTGACAAGGATGCTTGTAAGGTACGCTGTTGTTAAACCCTTATTTGGTGCGATTTTTCCTAATATTGACATAACTGGTAGTGCTAAGGGTAATGTGTTTGCTGAAAATAAAATTGTTCCCTATGCTAAAGGAGGTGTGGTCACTAGGCCAACTATATTTCCAATGGCAAATGGTATGGGGCTTATGGGAGAAGCTGGCCCGGAGGCAGTCATGCCTCTGAAGAGAGGTAGAGGAGGAAGACTTGGAGTTGAAGCTTCTGGTGGAGTGGGTAATATTATTGTAAACGTAGACGCTTCTGGTAGTTCTGTTCAAGGTGATTCTGCACAGTCAGAACAGTTTGGCAGGGCTTTAGCTGCTGCTATACAATCAGAACTTATTTCACAGCAAAGACCGGGGGGTTTATTAAGTTAATGGCTACTTTTCCAGACATAGAACCTTCTTTTAGCGTTAAAAAAGATCAAGCCCCAAATACTAAAATAGTTCGTTTTGCTGATGGATATGAACATCGCTTAATATTCGGTATACCAAATCATCAAAATCCAAGGCAATATAGTTTGAAGTGGGAAAATATTACTGAGGATGAGGCTGATACTATTGATTATTTCTTACAAGAAAGAGCTTTTGATAAAGCAAGTTTTGACTATGCCCCCCCAAGAGAATCTTTTACAAAGACAGGGACTTATGCACAAAGCAGTACAACAATAACGATTACGATTACAAACCATAGGTTATTTGCAGGGGATTCCATCGTTATAGATTTTACCTCTGGTTCTTCTGCTGATGGTACATATATAGTTTCTTCTGTCACCAATGCAAATGTTTTTGTTGTGACAGCAGCTAGTGGTGCAACTACAAGTGGAAACGTATCAATCACTAAAACAGGAACAAGTAAGTTTGTATGCGAAAAATGGACAAAAACTATAAACTTACCTACTCTTGCAAATATTAATGCAACATTTAGAGAAGTATTTGAGCCAGCATGAGTACTGATCCTGTTTTTAGTGATATACAAAAAGTAAATCCGTCAGCAATTATTGAATTGTTTACGTTGACATTAGATAATGCTTTACATGGTGCAACTACTGTATATAGATTTCATGCTGGCACAAACTTAGATGCAAACGGAAAGATTGTATGGGCTGGTAATGAATACCTAAGATTTCCTGTACAAGCTACAGGTTTTGCCTATCAACGTGGACAATTACCTCGCCCTACATTAACTATAAGCAATATGGGTTCGCCTTCCATTTCAGCAATATTGTTAACTGTAAATCAAACTACTGCTGGTAATGATTTAACAGGTGCGAAAGTTATAAGAATAAGAACAATGGCAAGATTTTTAGATGCAGCTAATTTTTCTGGAGCAACAAATCCATTTGGTACTCCTGATCCTACGGCAGAGTTTCCACAAGAAATTTATTATATAGATCGTAAAAAAGCAGAAAATAGAGAAATTGTTTCATGGGAACTTGCAGCAGTTTTTGACTTGGCTGGTATAAGATCTCCAAAGCGACAATGCACTAGATCTTTATTTCCTTCTATCGGTACGTTTAATCAATGAATTGGAAAGATGCTGCATTGGTTCATGCGAAAGACCAAGATCCAAAAGAAGCAGTTGGTCTTTTGTTAAATGTAAAAGGCAAAGAAAGATATTTTCCTTGTCAAAATTTAGCTATAACAAATCATCAAGAATTTATTTTAAATCCAGAAGATTATGTAAAAGCAGATAATTTAGGAGAAATTATTGGTATTTTTCATAGTCACCCCATCACACCACCAACACCAAGTCAAGCTGATCGAATAAGTTGTGAGCATAGTAACTTGCCTTGGTATATTGTTAACCCAAAAACAGAACAATGGGCTGAGTTGAGGCCAGAAGGATATAAACCAGAGTTATGCGGAAGACCTTGGGTTTGGGGTATTACTGATTGTTGGTCTTTAGTTCGTGATTGGTATAAACAAGAAAAAAATATAGAGCTTATTGATTACGAAAGATCTATAACTCCAGAAGAATTTTTAAAAAATCCATTATTTGAAAAATATGCAGAAGACACAGGATTTAGAGAACTCGGCAATAATGAGCCACCAGAAGTAGGAGATGTGTTATTAATGTCAATTATGCACCCAACTTTAAATCATGTAGCTATTTTTCTTGGTGATATGGTTTTACATCATTTAGCCGATAGACTATCTTGTAAAGAGCCATATTCCGAATGGCTGCTTAAATGTACTGGAAAGAGGTATCGTTATGCTTCGGAAAGTTAAAATGTATGGAGAACTTGCAGAGTTTGTAGGTCATAAAGAATTAGAAGCTGTTGTAAAAAATCCAGCAGAAGCAGTAAGGTTTCTTGTAACTAACTTTCCAAAATTAGAAGCATATATGGCAAATAAATATTATCAAGTATTAGTAGGTAAAGAAGATGTAGGTAAAGAAGACTTGCATAATCCTATAGGTCAAGATGATATACATATTGTTCCTGTGATTACTGGTGCTGGGGGTAATAGCCCATTTGGAAGAATCTTACTTGGAGCAGCATTAATAGGAGCTAGTTTCTTGTTTCCGGGTGCTGGTTTGTTTGGTACTACAAGCGTTTTTGGTGCTGGTGCTGGCACAACTGGTGCTGCTTTATTTGCTACAAAGATAGGAACTGCTGTAAGTGCTATAGGTGCTGGTTTAGTTTTAAATGGTGTTTCTGAAATGCTTTTCCCTATGCCAAAACCTGAGATACCAGAAGATGATCCAAGAATATCGTTTAGTTTTTCTGGGGTGCAAAATACTAGCCGAGCTGGAACTGCACATCCGATTGTATATGGAGAAGTTGTAACTGGATCTGTCGTGATCTCGGCTGGTATTGATACAAATCAGGTAACAGCATGACAGATAAAATTATTAAAGGTTCTGGTGGCGCACCGCCTTCTCCTCCTACTCCATATCGTGCGCCCGATACATTAAATAGTAGGCAGTTTGCAACAATACAAGACCTTATATCAGAAGGCGAAATAGAAGGTTTTGCAACAGCATCAAAAGAGAATCGAACTAAAGGTACAACCGCATACAATAATGCAGCATTAAAAGATGTATTTTTAAATGAAACTCCTATATTAAAATCTACAGCTAATTCAGCTAGTCCAGCAGATGCAGATTTTAATTTTCAAGGAGTAGGTTTTACTCCTAGATTTGGCACAGCAAACCAAACATCAATTCCCGGTATAGTAAGCAGCGAATCAACAACAGCAGTTGGAGTGACAGTTTCCTCATCATCTGCTGTTACTAGACAGATAACAAATACTAATGTTGATGCTATAAAAGTAACTATTACTTTTCCACAGTTGCAAAAAGCAGAAGATAATGGTGATTTAGTTGGATCTTCTGTTTCTTTAAAAATACAAGTTCAATATAATAGTGGCGGTTATTCAGATGTTATATCAGACACAATTACAGGTAGAACTGCTGATGCTTATCAAAAAGAATATAGAGTAAATGTTACAGGAGCATTTCCTGTTGATATAAGAGTTGTAAGAGTTACAGCAGACAGCACTTCTTCAAGCTTAATTGACGCTTTCACTTGGACAAGTTTTGGCGAAATTATAGATGACGCACAAACTTATCCAAACAGTGCATATACAAGTTTAAGGATAGACTCTGAGCAGTTTAGTTCTATACCAAAACGTGCTTTTCGTATTCGTGGGGTAAAGGTAAGGATACCGGGTGCTGGTGCTAGTGGATCTGGTACACCCAGCATTGACAATGCAACTGGCAGAATAATATATCCAGCGAACTATATATTTAATGGAACAATGGGTGCTGCTGTATGGTGTAGCTGCCCAAGCATGGTGCTACTTGACCTTCTCACGACTGAAAGGTATGGATTTGGAACACATATATCAGACGCAAACTTAGATTTGTTTAGCTTTGTAGCAGCAAGTAAATATGCAAATGAATTAGTATCTGATGGTCAAGGCGGACAAGAACCAAGATTCAGTTGCAATGTAAATATTCAGTCATCTAAAGAAGCTTTTGATTTAATAAAAGACTTGGCAACTGTTATGAGGTGTATTGCTATATGGTCTGCTGGTTCTATAACAATTACCCAAGACAGGCCAACAGATTCAAGTTATTTATTTAGCTTGGCAAATATAACTTCTGAAGGATTTAATTATACAGGTTCGAGTTTAAAACAAAGACATTCTGTTGTAAGCGTTAGTTATTTTAATATGGACAGCAGAGAGATGGATTTTGAGATTGTAGAAGATACATCCTTACAATCTAAAATTGGAATAGTTAAAAAAGATGTTAAAGCATTTGCCTGCACAAGTCGTGGTCAAGCGCAGCGTTTAGGAAAGGCAATAATTTTTAGCGAGAATCAAGAGTCTGAGGTTGTGAATTTTTCTACTTCTATGGATGCTGGAGCTATAGTCAGGCCGGGTTCTGTTATAACTATAAATGATCCTGTTCGTGGAGGCGCAAGAAGATCAGGAAGAGTTGCTGCTGCAACAACAACTCAAATAACAGTAGATGATGAACAAGGCTTAGATACGTTTGGTGGTAGTAATCAAAAAATTAGCGTAATAATGCCTGATGGGTCTGTAGAAACAAAATCAATTACAGGTATATCAGGACTTGTAATAACTCTTAGTTCTGCATTATCAGCCACACCAAATGTCAATACTATTTGGTTATTAGAAAGTGACTCTTTAGTTGGTCAAACTTTTAGAGTTGTGTCAGTAGAAGAGCAAGATGGTATTAATTATTCAATATCAGCTTTAACCTATGTTGCTGGTAAATATGCAAATATTGAATCTGGTATAAGTTTGCCAACACGAAATATATCATTACTTAATGAACCTAAAGATCCTCCAAGTAATTTATCTGCATCAGAACGAACAGTTGTCATTAACGCACTTGCAGTCACTAAGCTTATTGTTACTTGGGTGGGTGTAACAGGTGTTAGTCAATATCTTGTTCAATATAGATTTAATAATACAAACTGGGTCAATGAAATAGTATTTAGAACTGATTTTGAATTAATAAATACTGAGGCTGGGGTATATGAATTTAAGGTTTTTTCATATAATGCTGCGTTAGAACTTTCTGCTACATCTACAGATTTAACATTTAACGCACAAGGTAAAACTTCTCCACCAAGTAACGTACAAAATCTTTCTATAGAACCTATAACTAATAAATTAGTAAGACTAAGATGGAATAGATCTACTGATGCGGATGTTATACATGGTGGAAGAGTATATGTAAGGCATAGCAATTTAACTGATGGTAGTGGTACGTTTCAAAATTCAGTTGACCTTATAACAGCACTTGCTGGAAACACTACAGATGCAGTAGTTCCGTCTTTGGAAGGTGAATATATTTTAAAGTTTCAAGATGATGGTGGTCGTTTTAGTCAAGGTGAGACAAGTGTTATTATGGATCTTCCAGATCTTATAGATACGCAAACTATATTAACTCAAAGAGAAGATTTACTAGGTACACCATTTAGCGGAACAAAAACAAATACAACATTTAGCAATTCTGCTAGTGCATTGCAATTATCAAATCCAGCTTCTAATAGTACAGGAGAATATGCTTTTGCATCTATTGTAGATCTTGGAGGTGTGTTCTCTTTAGATCTTAAAAGGACTCTCAGAGCAGTTGGATTTAACATAGGATCAGACATAGAAACACTTATACCAGCAGGGTCTTTTTGGGATGATTATGCAACTGATAATAATTTTGATGGTGCAGCAGCAGACGAGGCTAATACACAGATACAGGTAGCTACATCAGAATCAGCATCAGGTTCTTTTGGAGAATTTAATAATTTTGCTAATGGAACATTTAAAGGTCGTAGGTTTAAATTCAA